CCAGCGCAATGGCTGGGGAACGGATGATCGTTTCCGGGGCTCCGATGGCGAGCAGTTGCAGAAGGGCGATGGCAGTACCTGACTATTTTCGTAACCGTTCAAACCGTGCAGCAATCGTAATGATCGGCCTTCTTCACAACCCTCTCCGCTCGCCTGAGCCACCACCTGCTGACCGCTTCCGCCTTGGCGACATCTGGCGATCCCCTCGCGGGAAGGATTGGCAAGTGGACAAGGTTGAAGGCGGGACACGCGGAATCGCCAGGCTGCGAGCCCTACACAACCGGCACTCAACCCAGTGGCGCGGAATATGGGAAACCGGCAAGGACATGACCAACGCATGGGAACGGCTTGAGTCCGCTGCCGATCCGGTTGCCTAGTCATGACCACCCCTAAGCGCCCCGGCTGGGGCCTCCGCATCCTCAGTGTGCGCATCACCAACGGCGCCCCCGAAGCCTTGATCCTGCCCCCGCACCACGAAGCACCGTTCTGGGCCGACCTCCGCCAGATCGCCCGGCACCAAGCCCGCACCATCTACGAACCCATCAAATGACCGTTCTCGCTGACTTCCAGATCCGTGCCCTATGCGAAGCCGGCATGGTCTCACCATTTGACCCCGCCCTTCTCAACCCTGCAAGCCTGGACCTTCGCCTGGGCTCCAACATCCTGATCGAGTCCGCCGAGGGCCCCGGCCTTGTGCCCTACTGCATGGCTCACCACACCGCAGACGACCCCTACCGCATGGTGCCTGGGCAGTTTGCGCTCGCAGAGGGGGAGCCCATCTTCAACCTGCCCGACAACATTGCCGCGCAGTTCGTGCTCAAATCTTCCCGCGCCCGCGAAGGCCTCCAGCACCTGTTAGCCGGATGGTGTGACCCCGGCTGGAACGGCTCACGCCTCACCCTGGAGCTGAAAAACGTCCGCCAGCTCCACTGGGTTGGCATCTACCCAGGCCTCAAGATCGGGCAGATGAAGTTCATGCGCATGGACTCCACCCCCCTTGCGTCCTATGCCGAGGTCGGAAGGTACAACGGAGATACCGCTGTGACTTCATCGCGTGGGTAGCCGTTGCCGTTCCCAAACGGCAATTATGGCTTAGACTATGGGCGACCGCAACGCCGCGTTACCCGTGCCTGCTGGCCGCCCAAGCAAGCTCACTGCAGAGGTGGTTCAGACCGCTCGGGAAATCTCTGAGCAGGGTGGCGCTTTGGACACCGTTGCCAGGGCTTGCAAGGCATCAATCAGCACCATCAAGGCATGGATGCTAAAAGCGGAACAGGGCATCGGTTCCGAACTGGAAAACCAGTTTCTGGCCGCTATCCAGGAAGGGCGTCATTCAGCAGAAATTCGCGCAATCAAAATCATCACAGGATCACTTGATCCTCGTGATGCCCAATGGTGGTTGACCCACAACCCCACGACACGAGAAACGTGGTCTGACGCTGCCGCCGATCGCCGCGTAGAGCGCAAGACCGTCGCCACCGTGATGGATGCCCTTGCCTCTGCTGGGCTCACCCCAGACGATGAACGGCGGGTGCTGCTGCAGATCCAGGCCCGTGGTCTCGGGACGCCTCCTGCGGATGAGGGGGAACCGTGACCGATCTCGTCCGCACCCTGCTGGCACGACGGCCCTATGTGAGTGAAGGCACCTTGCTTGATTGCCTGGAGCTGACCGAATGGCTTGGCCTGCGCATTGCGGCAGGCGTTGCCCCGGAGATCACCACCGCCGAGATGATGACCCGGTGGCAGTGTTCGCAGTCCACCGTGAGCAGGCGCATCGCGGCATTACGTGAGCACCAGTTGCTTGACGTTACGGACCACCCAGGGCCCGGTGCCTACTGGGCGGTGTATCGCGTGGGGCTGGTGGGATGACCCCCATCCGCGCCCCTGACCCCTCTTCGCGCCTCGCCGTGCTGGAGCTGGAAAGCGATGCCAACGCCAGTAAGACTCAGGCCCCCATCGCCGGCACCTTTAAGGAGTACATCTGTTCGGTCTGCCCCAGCTTCCCCTGGAGCGACCACACTCACCGCCTAGTCGCCCTTGGTCAGCGTGTCGCTGATGGTGAGATCCGCCGCCTGATGGTGGAGCTTCCCCCGCGCCACTACAAAAGCACCATTTTCTCAATCTTTCTTCCCGGCTACTTCCTGCGCCGCTACCCGAACCGCTCGGTCGGCATCGGCTGCCACACCGCCACCCTGGCCGAGGGGTTCTCCCAGGATGCCCGCGACTACTTCACCGCTTCCGGTGGCGCCCTCTCGCCTACCTCAGGTGGCGTGAAGAAGTGGGGCACCTCTGGCATCGGTGGCCTCTGGACTGCTGGTGTAGGCGGTGGCACCGGCAACCCTGGTGATCTGATCGTGGTGGATGACCCGATCAAATCCCGCGAGATGGCCGATTCCGCCGCCTGGCGCCGTCAGGTTCATTCATGGTGGGATTCGGTGCTGAGCACCCGTGAAGAGCCTGGCAATGCGGTGGTGATCGTTCACACCCGCTGGCACAGCAACGACCTGATCGGCTACCTGCTGACCAAGAACGAGGAACTGGAGAAGGAGGGGCTCACGGCCCAATGCGAGCCCTGGCATGTGGTTTCAATGCCGATCGAAGCCACCCCTGCCAACGCGATCAAACCCCTGCCGCGCACGGTCACCCGTGAGCAGGACGACCGCGCCCCTGGCCAGGCCCTCGACCCGACCCGCTTCGATGAGGCATGGATCGAGCGTAAGCGGGCCAACACCCCCCGCCGGGACTGGGAGGCGATCTACCAGCAGGCCCCTACCGAAAGTGCCGGGACGATCTTCAGCCGCGACACCCTGCGGTTCTACGTGCTGCCAGGCCAGAAAGGGGAGGAAGGTGATGTAGTGCTGCCCGAATACGGCATCCGCAAACTGGCATCAGTGGACGCCACCTTTAAGGATTCGGCAGGGTCCGACATGGTGGGTATCGGCCTATGGCTGCAGACGCAGGAGGGCATGTTCCGGGTCGATCAGGTGAACCGCCGCATGGGCTTTACCGACACTCTCGACATGCTGCGCCGCCTGCAGCCGGTGTGGAAATTCAATGAGCTGCTGATCGAAGACAAGGCTAACGGCCCAGCGATCATCGACACACTCAAGCGCGAGGCTGCCTATGCCGTCCATGCCGTTAACCCCCTCGGCGGCAAGGTGGCACGGGCTGAGGCCGCTTCAGTGATGTTCCGCCAGGGCCGTGTATTCCTGCCGCGTCATTCCCCATGGCTAAGCGAGTACGTGGGACAGGTGATGGCCTTCCCATCAGGCACCTTTGATGACCTTGTGGATGAAACCACGCAGGCACTGAACTTCTGCGCGAGCACCGGCCCGATGCGGGTAAGTACCGCCACCTACGGCCACGGCTCCACCGCACTGATGCAGCAGCCGGAACCCCCGCCACCCCGGCGGCGGTCCGCTATCCCCGGTTTCCGATGAACACCACTCTCACGCCACAACCCACCGATACCCTCCCGGAGCCCCCCAAGCGCAGGCGACGGGAGCGCAAGGGTGCGCCGCTGGAGCAACCGGCCAAACCTGGAGCACCACCGCGCACTGAACTATCCGAGCGGCTGATTGTCGATAACCAGGGACTAGCCGAAGCAGCCGCTGCTAAGTGGTCCCGCCGCTGCTCCCGCCCCTTTGAAGACTTCATCGGCCCCGCCCTGGAGGGGTTGCTCAATGGCTGCCGCAAGTACGACCCCAACAAGATTAACCCCGAAACCGATCGGCCCTATGCCGTCAGTTCCTTGGTCTGCCCGTTCATCGAGGGAGCGATTAAGCACCACATCCGGGATCACGGCTACGACGTGAAGATGCCCAGTAAGTGGCGCGAGCACTACCCCAAGGTGCGGCGCCTTATGGCCGAAGGTCAGACCCTGGCGCAGATCGTCGAGGCCCTGCCGGTGTTCAGCGAAGACGAGATCACCGAAATGCTCGGCGCCATGGTCGGGACGGTTGAGCTAGATGACGAGCTGACCCTATTCAGCCAACACCAGCCACAGGCCACTGAGGCAGCCCTTGCCCCCGCGCTCTATGCCCTCACCGATGCAGCGTTCGCCAACCTTCGCCCCGCTGATCGTGGCCTCCTAGAGCGGTGGGCAGCTGATCCATTCAAGCGGGCTTTCCCATCTGGCCCGATGATTCAGTTTCACAACCGCCTGAAGGCGCAGCTGCGTGGCCGCACCCTGGAGCAGTTCCGCCAGGGGCTGCTAGGGCTCGACGTTGCCACCGTTGTCCCCGTGCCCCGTGAGCGGCGCCCTCGCCAGCCAAGGCCCGCACCGGTCGAGGTGGTGCAGCCGTCCCTGTTCCAACGCCGCAAACCCCATCCCAAGGCGGTGAAGCTCTAAGCGGAAAGCTCCACTAGCAGGCAAAGAGTACGGGCGGCGGTGCATTCTGAACATCCTGGAACCGACCCGAAGCTGCCATCGTTCCGGCATCCGATCTTGCGGGAGCACGCCGAGGATCTGGAGCGAGCCTACGACGCCTGGTATTGCCTGAGGGGTGAAGCGACCAAGCGGAAATATCTGCCGGCCGAACCAGCGGAACCCCCTAACGCCTATGAGGGTAGGCTGGGTCGTGCGGTGTTCGCAGACTTCTTCAGGGCTGGCATCGAAGCCTTCGCAGGGGTGCTATCGCGCAGCGACCTAGTGAACCCACCGCCGACCTTTGAGAAGGCGATGGACAACATTGACCTAGAGGGCAATAGCCTTGAGGCATGGTGGCTCACTGTAGATGCCCTATGCCTTCGAGATGGCGGGGTGCCGGTCCTGGTGGAGATGCCCGATGGTCAACCCACCGATGGGGCCAACGAGGCTGCACTGAAGCGGCGCCCGTATCTGGTCAGCCGCACCCGTTCAACGTGCCTGAACTGGCGGACCGCCATCATCAATTCGGTGGAGGTGGTGACCCGCTGCACATTCCTGGAATGGGCTGAGGTTGATTCCCCTGATGGCGATTATGGGGTGATCTATGAGGAGCGCTACCGGGTGATCGAGGCGGGGAAGTGGACGCTGTACAAGCTGACCAAGCAGGCAGACGGCAGGCTAACTATTGACGAGGTGAGCAATGGCCAATACCTGGACGCCAAACAGAAGCCGCTGCCGATCTGCCCGGTAGTTTGGTATCCAGCCGAGAAGGCCGGGTTCGGCAGGGGTGGGCAGCCGCTTCGGCAGGTGGTCGAGCACTGCTTCCAACATTTTCGGAAGTCCAGCGACCTGGAGGAGAAAACCCATAAGTGCGCCATGCCTGTGCCGGTTGAGGAGGGTGGCATCCCAGTTGGTCCAGGCCAACCGGAAAGGCCATTGGTTATCGGTCCCAACAGCGTCATCAGGCTAGAAAAAGGTGGGAAGTTCTATTGGTCAGAACCCGAAGCGACATCCCTAGCCGAACAACGGGAACAGATCAAGGAAGTGGTTGAGCTGATCAATCAGAAGCTGCTGGGGTTCCTCAGCGGTGACAGCAAGATCATCAAGACGGCCACGCAGGCGCAACTGGAAGGCGGCAGGACGCAGGTGAGTATCAAGGCCATGGGCGAGCGTAAGAAGTCCGCGATGCAAAGCATCCTGGCGATCTGGTGCCTCTATACCGGGGAGCAGCTGCCTGTAGGTGCTGGCCTCACGATGGACGAGAACGCTTTTGTCCCGCCGCTCGATGCGCAGGGCGCCAAGGCGCTGATGGACCTAACCGGCGGTGAGCCGCTGATCAGCCAGGAGAGCGCCGTGGAGGAGCTGCAGCGCGGTGGGTTCAACCGGGCAACGAGCAGCGTGGAAGATGAGATGAAGCGGATCCGCAGGGAGCGGCCGACGCTGGGTGCGCCAACACCAGGGCGGAATGACACGACCACGCCGCTGGATATGAGCACACCGCTTGATGAAGTGGAGCCGACGGCGGCAGCCTGAGCGGAAAGCTAAGCCGTAACCAAAAAGGCCCCATGACTGCGGATGAGCTTTACGAGGCGATCAGCACTGCCATCTCCGAATCGCTGTGCAGCGTGTTCGAGGT